AGAAAAGACATTAACGCCTCCCAGCTTTCAACATCTAAAACTTTTCTATAAAGGGGAGGTACCGAAGATTGGAGTTTTTTAACTGTATCTTTTTTCCATTGACGCATAAAATTTTCATCTTCATTTTCGTAAATCTTTATTTTTTCTTCGTCGATGGTCTCATCTTTGAATAGAGATTTATATTTTAATGCGCGAGCAAAGACTAAATCTTCGAATGCACTACAAATTAATTGGAAAGCAATGATTTTAATATTTTGAATAAAGACTGCTTTGTCAGCAATTCGGTTCATTAAGGATAAAAGTGCATAAGCTGCTGCACCAAGAATAAACCAAAAGAATGCCCACATCATTTAAACCTCACTTTATGAGTATAAATTACTTATTTTTATTTGTTAAGAGTCTTTGAGTTACACGGCGAGCGACTTCATTTACCAAAACATCTTCATCGATAACATCAACATCTAATTCTTCGGCGCTGGGTTCGTCTAACCCCAATCCCTCATCAGGCTCGATATCTACAGCCATCTCGGGTGCGTCTAATTCTACTGTTTCAACATCCCCTTCTAGCTCAACATCGACGCCATACTCTTCAGCAACATCTTTAAGTTTGGAGGCCATGGCCATAATTATCTCTTCAGCTGGTGCTGCTTCTGCTTCTAAATCTACACCGAGATCTGCATCGAGATCTACATCGAGATCTAGATCCTCTTCGTCACCTGCTAAATCGAGGTCGAGATCTCCCTCCATTTCCTCGACTTCCGGGGGCTCTTGTTCTTCTAGTGTGTGATAACCATCAAGAAAAGAATTAGCAAGAGGTGCAAGTTCTGCTAGTTTCATGAAACGTCGGACGGTGCCTTCTTCTAGTAAAGTTTTTTTCTTATCATTAGCCATTTGTTGTCTCCTTAAAACAAAATTTTAGATGTGTGGGAACATCTGTAGCTTATTCATTGTAATAATTAGTACTCTCTTTAGTAAAAGCTTTTTTTCTTATTTTTTGTAGAACTACTTTTTCTATTTGAGTCACCCGAACATAAGAGATGTTTAGTCTTTTTCCAACTTCTTTTAAGGTCATAGGTCCGTTTTTTTCTACTGCTATCTCTACACAATTTAAATCTTGTTTATAATCTATCCATTGACGGCATTTCTTTTGTTTACAAGCTTTATTTTTTTTAATACATTCTTTTGCGCAACTTTTCATATGTCTCCTTTTTCTTCAATTAAATCAAATATATTTTCTATTTCACCAGGATTTAAGCCAAAGAGCTTAATTATTTCTTGTTCTTTTTTACGAAGTTCTTTTGTTTTTTTCAAACGAAACTTTCTTGCTAACATGCTTTTTTCTTTTGTTTTATTAATAAAGGGCATTAAAAGCGAATCCTCAGATAAATAAGCTTTAATATATTCATTAAAAAAGAAAAACTTAGTTATATCATCAAAATTTAATTTTATAATTAAGCTAGCATCCAAATGCCCCAAAGAGGGAAATTGAATGATTTTCGCATCTTCCGGAAGTAATTTTTTCTTTTTCATTTTTTTAAAATATGAGTGTAACTTTCAGTTAATCCTGCATTCGTTTGCTTTATAAATTTTGCTTTACTTTGTAATTCAGCCACAGTTCTGCATCCTGAATAAGAAAGGCCGGAGGTAATGCCCTTGCGCAATGAAGCCAAAACATTTTGGACCGAACCTTTATATTCAACAAAGGTGCTTATACCTTCATCCGATGAGAAGGCGCCTTTCCAATTTTGTTGGGCTTTACGAGAAGCCATTCCTTGATATGTTTTATATTTCTTACCAAGTGGGGAGGTTTGTATTTCTCCCGGTGTTTCGTCAGTACCTGATAAAAGAGATCCTAACATTACAAAATCTGCTCCTGCTGCTATAGCCTTAACGATATCGCCACTAGTGCGAATTCCTCCATCAGCAATAATATTGGCATTTCTATCTGATGTTGCACAATCCATTAGTGTTTGTAATCCTGGAATTCCGTGACCTGTTTGTATACGCGTGCTACATATACTTCCGCCGCCGATATTACATCTAATACTATTTGCGCCCCAATCAGCTAAGTCGTTAAATCCTTCGAGTGTGGCAATGTTTCCAGCTATAATATGAACTTTATTATCAAAGATATTTCGCAATGTTTCTAAAGCGTTTTTCATAAGAATGTGGTGTCCATGTGCCACATCTACACAAAGGATAGCAGATCCGGCGTCATGTAGAGCGCATGCGCGTTCTTCAAAATCTCCTGTTATACCAATTGCAGCGGCGATATTATGCGCTCCTTGCGACCGGGCTTTGTTTACCAATTGTGATTGTTTTTCAATTGTATTATAACGATGGATAACTCCAAGAGCGCCCGCCGAAGCCATGGCTATAACCATTTTATCTTCAGTAACTGTATCCATCGGTGAAGAAATAATGGGTAATTGTAAATAGATATTAGCATCCATCGAAACTCCAATATTAACATCTGATCGACTTTTTATATCTGAATATTGAGGAATTAATAAAATATCATCATACGCAATTGCTTCTTTAAGCTTCATAGTCATGTATTGATTCTCCTTCATGTGATTCCTTATTTTGTATTGTGTCGTCCTCTAATTCTTTTATTAATTTATCTAAATACCATCGCGCCTTCTTTAAATCCTGAAGAGCTTTTCCTTTATATTTGTGTCTCGAAACATATTTTATAACGTTTCCTTCTGCATAACCCATTTTCCATGAATTAATATAATCATAAGTTTCTATAGCTTGTTCGCCAAATGCATTAATATTATAATGTGCTGGATGATTAATTGGGTCTGTCATTATTCGAATTCTGCCCAACTTCCATGATCTACATTTATATCTTCTTCTTCTAGAACATCAATCATCTTTTCCCAATCCGCGCTTCCTTCTTGATAATCTTCAAACAGAACATAGGATGTTTCCCATTCAAATCCTGTTAAATCCTGCACAGTTTGGGAATGTTCATAATCAAAAGCTTGCAGAGTCTCAGGAAAAATTCCAAATTTTTCTTCAAAAGCAATACAAAAAGATTCATGGTCGCTGCCTTCTTTCCATGCCATATATTCCTCTAATAAACCCAATATTTCAGCTAATTCCGAATTAATAATAAATCCTTTTCTTTGTTTAGACAGCAGGTTCATTATTTTTTCTCCTTTTGCTCCTGTGCGAGCTTTTCTTTTATTTCTTCTAACATCTTTTTAGCACCATTCCAGCATTCCGGACAATAAAGACGTACTATTTCTTTTTGTTCTTCGACAACAACACTCCACGACAATACTTGTTCCTTGTTGGTTTTATCGAATTTTTTTTCACATGTTAAACAGTGATCTGATAAACGACCAAATAAAGCCACTTTCACTGCTAATTCTTTTTCGGCCTTCTTTTTAGCTTTGTTAGCGTTTTTACGGCCAAATTTTCTTTCTAACGATGACATCTGTCCTCCTCTGAGATTATCATTTTATCCAATTGGCCTCCGGCCATCCAATTTTGATCACATTTACCTTTGACACCTGGAACTGAGCCTGCGCCCGTCCATTGCCAAACGGTCCATTCGGGCCAAGCTATTACCGGGCGTTTTGGTTCAACACCATCATTATATGAAGCAACCCATAAAGGATAATCGAGTAGTTTTTTAATATCTTCTTTTTCCCCTTTTCTTAGAAAAAGATTATAAGCCCACTTGGCAGTGTATATAAGGGGCTTTACTTTTAATTCAGTCTCTACGATATCTAACCACTCTAAACACCATTCAACGTTGTATTGATCATCAGTTTTCATTCCTTTCTCGACATCTAACGTTGGAATCAGATCCCCTTTGTTTATGCCTACTTGACTAGCAGCATCTAAAAAATGTTCGGCCTCTCGTTTAGCGTCATTGTGACCAGCATCTGAATCCGGTCTGCCGAAATGGTATAAGCCTGTAATGATGCCGTTATCTCGGGCTTCCGTAGCTCTTTTTACAAATCCTCGATTAATGTGGGTCTGCCCTTCGGTTGCTTTAACCCAAGCGTATTTTACTCCTGCATTAGAAACCGTTTCCCAGTCTACAGTACCATTCCATGCACTAACATCAATGCCGGGAAGTACTTCTATATTTAGATGGCGTAAAGTTTGAGGACCAGCAATACCATCGATTGATAATCCGTTTTCTTTTTGATATTTTTTTACAGATTTTTTAGTTGCGGGGCCAAAATTGCCATCAGGAGTTGCTCCAATATTTGTTTGCAATCTGATAACCTCTTGACCCTCATCCCCTTTTCTTAAAACATATTTATAATTCATATATTATTTCTCCTGTTCATTTTGTTCCTGTTGAACCAAAACCACCGGTTCCTCGCGAAGTATTATTATTAAATATTTTTTCGCTAATTTCTTTGATATCGCAAACCTCTATAGGAATCAAAACAGCTTGTGCTATTTTTTCTCCAGGCTGTATGTATTGCGTACCAAAACCAATATTGTGTAAATTTACAAATATTTCGCCTATATAGCCACTATCAACTACACATGCGCCAATAACTAGTTGACGCTTATGAGCAATTCCTGATTTGTTTTTTATTTCTAACATATAACTTGAAGGAAATTCAACCTTTATTCCTGTTGAAAGCAATACGGAATCTCTAGGAGGTATCGCAAACCCTCTCATACTTATAATTTGTTCTCTTATTGCCTTATCTGGACAAAAATATAAATCCATTCCAGCATCTGTTGTGTAGGCTCTTGTTGGGAGTTGCGCATCTTTTCTAAGTTTGACTACTTTAAGGATGGCTTTCTTTTTTTTCATCCTAACAATCTCCAATCAGACAAGCCAAATCTTGTTGAAAACCCCCATTGTTCTTCATATTTTAATTTTGCCATGTAGGGGCGATTAAGATATATTTTATCTTTATCAGGACGAATACCCCAACATTTAATATCAGTCATAACCGAATTATTGTCTAATGTTTTTACAATATAATAGGGTCGACCTTTAATAGTTTTCCTTTTGATAACCTCGCGAGGGATAAACCATGCCACTGATAACTCATGATCATAATTAGACACTGGAGGTACGCAATTATATTCTAATCTCTGTATGATATCTTCTGTTAGTACTAAATCAAATGGATAAAGACCGCTTAAATTTATCTTATTCTCAATACATTCTTCACGAGTAAAAGCTGAAATATCTTTGTGTTCTTCAATCAATTCTGCTAATTTCTTTTTGCTTTTAGGTCGATTTTTTGCAAC